ATGTGTAATATATCTGTATCTGCTTCACTGATTGTCGGTAACTTAGGATTCTGTGCTATTAATGTCATACCAGGGGGCAAGACGAGTGTACTACCTGGAGTCTTCTTTGCCATGATACCTGTCTTACGCCGTTCTTCATCAGATAAACTCAACCATGTTCTGAATGTCTTTGCATCTTCCATAGTCACAACCCAGAGATAAGCTCCGGCAGACTTCTTGTGATCAATCTCATATTTCTTGAGATTTTCATACTGGTTTAACCATTCAATAACAGTTCTCAGATAGGATATGTTTCTGCGAGTGACAAAAGACTTATCCCAAGAAACAATGAACCTTCGGAAACCGCCAAGATCATTATATGTATTTTTGGAACTTTTTGAACCTTTACACAGTGCTTCCTGAAAGTTATCCAGTTTACGAATTATTTTATACAAATCAGGATAATAAGCAAGGTTGATAGACGGTACAAGGTATGTAGTCTTGTCTACAGCCATATTCTTGATATCTTCGGTACGAGTAACATAATAGAATAGAGGGAATGTTGCTTTGTCTGGATGATACAAAACACCATCTATACCTCCCCCATTGATATTTGACGGGTCAATGAAGTCAACTTCAATGAAAGCATCGTCATGGACTGTCAGTAGAAGAAACAACTCACCTTCAATAATAGCTCTACCTGCATACTTACTCCAATTGTCATAGAGTCGATTTCTAGGATCTAGCATTGTCTGTTGAACAGCCTCATGTATTTCCGCAATATCTGAGGAAACATCAAAACCAAGACCAGTGAGTCTGCCTACTTGTCCTCTAACAGCAGTACCTACAAATGGATTCTTGTTAAACTTATCCCAACAAACTCTCTGCAACTGTTCACGCAACTCTGGACTGTCTGGTGCTGACATCGTAAAACCATCAGCATCTTTCTCTGGAGAGTTTGAGACAGCATCCGTCTGCCAAGGCATTGACATTTGCATGGACATGAGTTCATCATCTGTCAATTTGCTTAAAGCAGAGGTAACTAATGCCATTTGATTATTTTTCATGTTTACCCCCTATTTTCAATGAAAAAGCGGAAAATTTTGCACTTTCCACTCAAATATCACCATTTTTTCCAAAAAGCAAGCTATTTTATACTAAATCTGCATAAACCGCATGTTCCCGAACCATAGTTCCAAAATAACTGTCCGATCTACGTTCTCTAAAGTCATTTGCATTGACCTCTCTACCGCCGTACAAACACCACGCAAGGGCAAAAATAGCATCATCCTGAATACCGCCTCGTTCTGCTTTCTCAGGAGAACCAAACCAATGCTTATCTGGATCGTGATAGAAAACACTAGCCTCTTCCCTAAGTACATCAGACTCTTTACTTCCAAACACACCGACAAAGGGAATCTTCAACCTAGCTCCAGTGGCACATAAATAAAGCTCACTGAATGCCAATTTCTGCTTATCATATGTAGGAAAGACTGCTTCAAACGGAATATCATTCAACTCACACCAAGGAACTAAATCCCATATACCCCATCGTTCTCCACATAGTCTGTCTATGCCATCATACTCAGTTTTGCAGACCGTTATGACCTCTTTCAGTGCTTCTAAACTATGATCTTCAATATTGACTATATGCAAGAGAAAATAAACATAATTCGGAACATGACCATCATCAATCAAAAACGGTCTAGAACCACTACCAGGTAATCCTTTAGCAACACATGTGAATATAGTCCTTGCTCCTCGGTTTGTTACTTTCAAAGGATCCGCTCTATCTATGGAAGAAAGTATTGCCCACTTAGTATCGAGTTTTCTACCCAGGTCTTCAAGGTCTGATAATTCCGCCATTGCAGGAAAACCAGACTGATCACGGAGTGAGTAACCCAAAGGCATCAACCTCTTCTTGTAATTAGCCATCTGAAGCATCTCAGGATCCATTGACCTATTCACTTGTCGTCCTTCGATAGAGGTTTTTATGCTTTCCTCAAGTTTCACAATCTGCCCACACACCTTCATCAATTCCGCATTATTCATCGGAGCATTGTCAGCTCCTAGGTACTCCCATGCTTTGATCGTTTCCTCGGTAAAGATCCTTTGAGATGCAGAACTCCAGGTGTTGAGAAAGTATCTCTCAAACTCACCCAAAGGAAACTTGCTCCGATAGTCATCTAACTGACCTTGATCCATGTTTGGGTTCCAATAGTCATCGGCTCTGCCATCTTTGCTAAAACGATAATGAAAAAACACAGACTTAGATGTGCGTTTTACAAAGCTGTCAAATAATTGGTAAAGTATATGAGTCTTAGCCGACACTGTGGAATCAATAACACCGAGAGCATTCGGAATATTACGAATAGAACCATCAAGCTGAACAAAGAACTTTGGTGCCTTCATGTCAAAGATTTCAGAGAAGGTGTACCCAGTGATGTTTGAAACAATACCACTAAATGAGGAAATAGCTCGAACCACAGAAACATCATTTCCTTTGTCATCAGTAATACGGATTTTCTTTTCAAGGATGTTCCTCTTACCGACACCCGCTAACAATGCAGGAGAGTTGAGAATAATATCCTTCATAATATCGAAGTGGACAAAGGTGATCTGTTCCTTGGAATTTGCTCCGAGAACTATCTGCTGTTTAGACCAGTTGAAGAACTTCCACAACTGAATAAGAACTGCTAACAAGGATTTACCTTCACCTCGCATCCAGCAAAGAACTATCAACCGATAGATAAATTCACCATTGACCATTCGTAATGCTTGTCTGACTACTTCACATTGAGCATCCCATATACCTCGGTAACTCTTACCTGTACGAGGATGTAGTTCCCGAGGTAAATCTCTTATCGGACACCATACAGCCATCACAGAACCGATAGGATAGATAGGTATAGAAACATTATCCTCACACCATCGGATAAATCCTTCAGGTCCGTCCCGATACGAAGACGGTTCATAAACTGTATATGGAGGTAAATCAGATTCACCGGGTACGTAGATGTCCTCTGCATTAAACAAATTCTTAATTTTCTTCTTCCCGACTATTTTTCGACCGACAATTGTGTTACTCATACGAAGTTCTTCTCCTTCATCTGATTAGGTTCTTCTGGAATATATAATAATTTTACACACTTAGGACACACAATCTCCCTATTAGGAGTTGGTACCGTAACAACCATTTGCTCAAATTTCGCACCGCACTTCGGACATACCGTAATCATCGAATAACACCTTTTTGAGAGTCGTTGTTTTCAATCAACCGCTTATAAAAAGTAGGATCACCGTGTTCATAATTCTGTGTAGCAACTTCCACAGCCTTCGGATCTTCCCCCGACCGCAAACCGGGTTTCTGACCGAAAGAAAAGGTAAGGTCTAAATCCTTCCACATAATATGAATGGTTTTCATGGTCTCTCGGATTTCCTTAAAAATAGGATGCACCATCACAGTACCTTTGTCCGACAAATATGTAGGATGTCGAACAGCTAATTCCGCAATTTGTAGTTTCACTAACTGCAAGTACAGAGGAACTATCTGCATCCCGATCTTAAACAACATAGGCTCATCGAGATAGGTATAAGTGCCGAGGATACTCGAATACAAGGTCTCTAGGTACTTGACTTGCACGGCACATTTACCCCGCTTAATATAGGTACACATATCAGTCACAGGGCATTGATTGACCACGGCATTCATATCCGTAGGGTCAACAGCACCTCCGGTGCATTCTTGTATTCCATCCCAAGCAAACATCTTCACATCTTTGCGGATTGTACCTTTCTCCAAGGTGAGAGAACCAATCTTAAGGTTTGAAATGTCCATCTAAAAATTCCTCCTTATTGAGAAGCATTGTGACCATAGAATAAACTAAAGCAATAAGAATGTCAAGTTATATGATTTTGACTGGTATCCTTGCTCTCAGTGAGCATGACCGACGGATGCTGATGCTTTCTACACTAACATAAATCACTAAGATATAAATTGCCTTATAGAAAAGGCTTATGTAGTAGAAATTGCGGAAGAAGGGCTCATATGGGAATATGGGAAAAAAAATGTGGAGAGGACCTGTCGGACAGTTTTACTGTTATTCATCAAGATAGAACGTGACGTCTGATGATACGACGTCTGATGATACGATGATACGACGTCTGATGATACGATGATACGACGTCTGATGATACGACGTCTGATGATACGACGTCTGATGATACGACGTCTGATGATACGATGATACGACGTCTGATGATACGACGTCTGATGATACGATGATACGACGTCTGATGATACGATGATACGACGTCTGATGATACGACGTCTGATGATACGATGATACGACGTCTGATGATACGACGTCTGATGATACGATGATACGACGTCTGATG